CACAGCTGCCTGGGCATCGGCATACGCTCCCGTAGTGCTGCCCACTTCGTTGCGGATCTGCGCGAGCTGCCCAGCCGTGGTACCGGCGACGTTGCCGCTGCTGATCAACGCGCCTTCCAGTTCGCGGATCTGCCGATAGCCCTGCACTGCGGACAAGGTCATGACACCGATCGCCGTGGCGCCCGCGAGCAAACCCACCGCCATCGGCGAGACCGCGCCCGCGATCGCGCGGAAGGCCGGACCTATGCCGCCGAAACTATCTTTGATCTGGCCGCCTTGTTGAATGGCGACCAGCCACACCGGCTGGCCGCTGGCCAGCGAGGTGGTGACATCGGTGATTTGCGCGGGCAGTTGGCGCATCGCTTGGCTGGTCTGGCCGGCCGAGATCGCGGCGGTGCGCGATGCCTTGGATGCGCGGTCGGTCGCGCCGGCCAGGCCGGTGCGGGTCGCCGCCAGTTTGGCTTCCAGCGCATCGGCGCGTCGATTGATCTCCAGCATGCGCAGTTCGGCGTCACGGCGTAGCGCTTGCTCGCGGCCGATCGTGTCGGTGCGTTCTTGCGGCGTGCGCAACTGCTCCGGTGTCGCGGCGCTGAACGCGGCCATCGAGTCAGCGCGTTTGGCCGCGATGCGATTCTGCTCGGCGTAGTACTCCCGCAGCGATGCTTGATTGCGCGCGTTGGCGTCGGCCTCGATCTGGGCGCGCCGTTGCACTTCCGATGTGATCGCTCGCTGTTGGCTGAGCGCCGAGCTGGCGCCGCCCAGCCGTTCGGATGCCGCGGCGATCTTGTCGATGCCCTGCGCCGCCGCCGCGCCTGCTGGGCCCAGCGCTTCGACCAAGCGCTCGAACTCGGCGATGGCCTGCTTCGCCTGCGTCACATCCGCGCTCACGCGCATCGCAAAGTCGAGGTTCTTGCGCGTGGACACCGGGTTCAATCCTCTTTCAATAGCGACCTATAGGCGTCGCTGCCCTCTTTGCCGCCTGCGAATGCGATGTTCACGTCGGCGATGCGGTCGGCCCGGTCGCGGCGGCGGCGCAATTCGGCCTGGTCGAAGAACAGTCGGACTTGGCGTTCGGTCAGCCTGGCGAATTCGTCCAGGCTGCGTACGTATCGCGCCGCGATCAGGGTGTCGTAGACGCGTGCCCATCGGGGGACTTTGGCCCCAGCCTGGTTTGCATCGCGCGGCGAAACACGCTTCGGAAAAAAAAATCGGAGTTGACGTTCCACCAGGTCAACAACAGATTGTCGCCGTCCGATTCGCCGAGCTTCTCGACCCAATCCAGCGGGCGATCGATCGAGGTCGCGACCATGCCGGCCACGATGCCTTCGTTATTCGCCACCAGCTCCAAGATGTCATCGAACGATGGCGGCTTGCTGTCCTTCTGCGGTTCATCGCCGCCCAGCAGTTCATACAGCCCATCGAAGAACGACCGCGCGGTGACTTTCAGGCGCAGACCTTCGAAGAACCGATATTCCCGCACGACGATCTTTTCGCCGCCAATCGTGACCTCGCCATCGGGCGCAAGGATGGCGAGGTCGTCGGCGCCCGCCGCCTGTGCGGCGGACGCTTTCTTGGCTGCTCTCTTCTCTACCTTAGTGGCCATTACGCCGCCCGTTGCAGCATGCGGCCGAAACCGCCGAGCGCCGGATCGATGCCGCGCGCGGTGTCGTACAGCACCGAGGTGGTCATCGGCAGATTGCCGTACTCGCTGTTGATCAGGCTCAACTGACTGACCGGGTTGTGGCGCACCTTCCACAAGTCGAGCACCACCGGCTTGCCGTTCTCGGTATTGATGCCGTCGAACTGCAGATACACGGCCTTGCCGAGTTTCGAGAAGAGCACCAGGTTGCTGATCTCCGGGTGGCTGTAGGCGGCCTTGAACGGCTGCGTATAGCCAGCGACATCCAGCAGCTCGACGACGCTGTCCGAATGGCCCGTGAGTCGGTATTTGTTCGTGGCCACCGTGGCCGGAGTGCCCGCCGAATCGGTGAGCGCCAGGCTCGTCACGAACGGATGATCCAATCGCACTTGGTCAAGGGCCACCAAACCGGCGGGAAATGTTTCGCCCGTCACGGAACCGGGAGCGATGGTCGCTTCTTCCGCGTTGAACGCCAACGCCAGATTCGGTGTCGACCAATAGTCCAACGTGTAGTTGAACGTTGCGGCGGTGGCCGTGGGCATGCGGCCGATCTGCAGCCGCTGGCCGCCGAACGACTCGTTCTTTTCAGCCGCCTCGGTGGTGAGCGCAAGCGTGGCTTCCGGGACGTTGCCCATCCAGCGCAGCCGGCCGATCGAGCCATCGTCCAGCAACGTCGCGATGCGCAGGTAGCCCTGAAGGGAGAAGAGACTTTGATTGGCGCTCATTGGGATTTCGGCTCCTTACCGACCTCGATGATCTTCTGATCGGCGAGCCACTTGCGTTCGGGCTCGGAGACCATGATCTTGGCGCCGGTGTCGTACGAGATACCGGCATGCTTGTGAGGCTTGGCGAGAGTGACCTCGACCAGCTTCGGTTGTTCGTCTTTCTTTTCGCTCACGGTGTTGCGCTCCCGATGTTGTGCTGCGTTGCAAATACTTCGGACCACAGCAGCGTTTCCACGCTGTAATCCAGCATCTCGCCGCCCATCCACGAACACGGGCGGGCGCCGCTCAGTCGATCGCCGGTCGGGCTGGTCGGCGTCCATCCGACCAACGCATCGCGGACCGCGCCGATGACCGTTCCCACACTGTCCAAGGCGGCCTCGCCGTGTTCGTCGGCATAGAGGCGCGTCGCGATCACGACGCCGAACAGGGAGCGCGCCACTTGGCGGCCGCCTGTCTGCCCACTCTGTTCCGGCGGCAGTTCCTTCAGCGGAATCACGAAGGCTTCATCCGGGGTGAAGTCTTGAATCCCGCGCACCAGGCCTGCATACGAGGCCGCGCCGCGCACATCGCGCAGTGCTGGTACACGCTCGCGCAATCGCGTCCGTATCCAGCGCATATCGAGCGGGCCGCTCGCCAGAATCACGGCCAGACCTTCCGGCCGAACACTTTGTGGCCGTTGTCGATCAGCACTTCGCTGGGCACGGTGCTCTGCGTTTGCGGATCATCGATGCCGAGGCTGAACTTCGCATCGCCGATTTCGCGAAGCATCCGCAGCGCGTCCTGATAGTCCCGCGCGATCGGGTCCGTCTTCTCGTCGCTGATCCGGCCCGTGTGCAGCTTGTAGCGCGTGATCGCGCGCGACAGACCGCTCAAGGTGGTGGCCGCATCGGGCGTCAAGCTCAGCGGCAATCGATACCGGCGACCCACGTATCCGTCGATCAGCCGGTCGGACTCATTGATCGCCGCGTCGATGCGCGAGAGCGCATCGTCCGCGTGCGCGATCGCGTCAGTCGAATAGGCGCTGCGATCCTCGCCACGCAACGTCAACGCCATCAACGTTGGATCGATCGCCGGGCGGTGCATATCGCCAGCGACGCGCGCCAGCTCCTTGGCACCCGGGATTTTCTCCAACTGCTGATGGGTGACGTACGGCATGGCTTACGCGTTGCCTTTGGCCTTATCGGCGGCGGCCTTATCGGCTGCGGCCTTGTCGGCTGCGGCCTTGTCGGCGGCGGCCTTATCGGCTGCGGCTTTCTCGGCGGCGGCCTTGTCCGCGGCATCCTTCGCGGCTTTCCCGGCGGCGCCTTTCGATCCGCTCGCCTTGTCGCCGGCACTCGGGTCTTCGCAATCGACCACGACGAGCATCGGTTCGCGTCTGATCGCTTCCAACTGCGCTTCGCTCAGCTCGCTGGTGTCGATCGTGACCGGCTCGCGACCGAAGGCGCGACCACCACGTCGGAAGCCTTCGGTCGCGGATTGCACCTTGATGAATTTAGAACTCATATGTTTGATACCTCGTTGTCTTGGGGACTGCCTTCTGTCGGAACCCGCTTCGTGTTTCTATGCTTCACAATTCCCAAGCTCGGCGAGTACCTTGTGTCGAGCTTCGGCACGTGACGCACCAAAGTTGAAATACACAGGGTCGCCTGGCTCCTTCAGCGCGCATGTGGCTCGAATCACACCTTTCTTACCCCACGCAATGAATCCACCATCCACGCTCGGTTTGGTCGCAACAGAAACACTGCCGTGCTGGGACACATGAACCGATCTAAAAATCTGACCAAGAGTCCGCACAGGCACACCTAAATTGGTTTAGAAACCGGCCCGCCGAAGCGGGCCGGCATGTGTGTCCTTACGGCGTTACATCTTCCTAACTGCTACGGCGCTCAGTCGCCGCTTGAGTGTGCGTTACAGCCAGGGGCAGACTTCGACGCGCACGGCATTCGCGAGCGGGTTCTCACCGCCGTTGGGAAGCGTCGCGGCGAGCAGCGCCTTGGCTTTGAATTCCAGCGTCGGCGGCACCAGCAAGACCTTGGCCTTGATGCCGAGCTTGCGGCCGTGATCGCCAACCTGACTGCCCATCGCAGCGATCGCCGCTTCCAGATTGGTCTGGTCCAGCGCTTGCTTGCTCGCATAGGCCAACTGCCAGAGACCGAATCCGACATTCCAGCGACCGTCGACGCCGTACACGTATTCGTTGCGTTCGAACACGTTGTCGTCGTCGAGCTTGGTCTTGGGCGTGAAGCTCGCCTTGCGGCGCATCTGGAAGATCAACGGCTTCAGGGCACGCGAGTCGTCGATCAGATACCACGCTGTGCCGGCGCCGCCGCCGAAATTGCTGACCGACTGCGTGTTGCCGTTCTCGTCGATCACGGGATGATCCGTGTCGAAGAAATACTGGCCGTCGTAACACAACTCGGTGAAACCGCGACCCAGCAAGGCGAACGTAAGAGTGTCCGGGTGCTCGGCGACCACGCGGCCCTGTTCCTGTACCACTGGCGTGTAGACGCCGTACTGATCGTCTTCGATTTCTTCGCGCTTGACGCCGATCGTGTGTTCCCACGTCTTGTTCTTGATCGCCCAATCGTGCAGCTTCAGATTGTTGATCACGCGATCGCCGATCCATTCGCGCATGTTCGGCAATTGGCCCAGCCACCCGTATTGGTTTTGCGAGGTGGTGGACGGAATTTCCGTTGCGACGACTTTCCACTGCGACGGATGACTGCCGAGACCGACGTTGAACGCAGCCAGGAACGCGACATAGATCGCGTTCAAATTCATCTTGTTGATGACCATTGGGTACTCCAGCCGCGCTCGCGGCTATAGGGGTGTCAGAAGGTGTTGCGGCGAGATCGTTAGAGTTCGATCCAAACGCCGGCCGCGTTCACATCGCGCACGATGCCGGCGACCGGCCGCGCGTTGCTGTTGCTCGTCTTCGCGACCGTCTCGTCGTCGACGACGTAGCAGGCGTTGCCGATGTCGGCACGCGTGATCAGATCGCCAGAGGCGGAGTTCTTGAAGTTGTAGAACCCGTCGCGACGGCCAATCACCGTCTGAGCGCCTGCGGCGCCGCCGGTGTTGACCACGGTTTCCTGACACACGCCGCGCGTGCGCTGCGCGGCCACTGCCGAAGCCGGTACGGCATCGCCCGAGGCATTCAGCGCGTAGAGCGTGCCCGCGTAGATCACCGTATTCGCGGCGACGGGGTCGGCGACATCCGCGCCGAGGCGGCGTTTGGTGTCGCGGTCTTTGGATGCAGCCATGGTGGTACCTCAAGTTGAAGAATGATTTCGTAGCGCTTCGGCGTTTCGACGCGGCGCCGAGCCGCGATGAGACGGAGCCCGCCCCGATCCGCGCGACTTACGCGGCGATCGCGGCTTTCGTCTCGGCGTAGGTCTTCGGGTCGATACCGGACGCCGAGCAGACCGCCAGTTCTTCCTGCGACAGGCCGTTGGCGTCTTTCACGCCGGCCGGCGGCTGGCCGTTGGTTTGCGTGCCCGTCAGCGCAGCGATCGGCTGCGCGTTGGCGATGTACTGCGTCAACGCAGCGAGGTTGTTATTGCCCAGCTCGCGCGCCCAGGCTTCGAGGGCTTTCGGCACGCGGCCGTCGGCCAATGCCGGCGCCAGCACTTCTTCGACCTGGCGAGCAGCCACGATGGCGTTCAGCGAAGCCACTTGCGTCTGCAACGCATTCACCGCTTCGACCGGCACGAACTTCGCGGGGTCGGGCGTCGCCGTCGTGGCGCTGGCGGTGCGCAGCGAGCTGCACGCGGCCAAGGCATCGGCGCGCACGTTCTCGCCGTCCGGCTTCACCTTCAAATCGGCCAACAACGCATTGAGCGTTTCGAGCTTGGGTTTGATCGACGCGCATGCCGCAATGGCCTGGTCTTCCGTCGTATCCGCACCGAGCGAGAGCGCCGAGACGATCGCGGCGACGAGATTCTTGTTCATTGAAACCTCTTGGGTTTGTGGGTTGAAACCGAATGTCGCGGCGGCCAATGCCGCCAAGGGCTGCATGCCTTCGATGGCGGCGGTGTTGGTCAACGCCGCATGGATAACTTCGAGGACTTCGCCGCTTGCTACGTCGTAGACGAATACCGGCGACACATACAGGTACTCGCGGGCGGCGATCGCATCCGCTGCGCGCTGGGTCAATTCGACCTGCGCCCACAGCCCATCGGGGCGCCACTGCATATCGACAATCCACGCCGCGGCCGGCGCGGGCTGGCCGTTGCGCTCTTTGTGGAGCGTCTGGTGTTCGTAGTCGATGACGATGCGGTTCTTGCGTGCGCGCCACCGCGCGATCACGCGAGTGGCGACGGCTTCATCGATCCGCCACGCGTCCACCTCCATCGGGCGGCCGTCGTTCGGCAGGAACTCGCCCGCGGGCATCAACTGAATCCAATTGCCGTTGGCCTGCATCGCCGACAGATCGAACGCGCAGGCCACGATGGCGAGCGATTGGCGGGCAATGGGCGCAGCGGGATTCGGCATGCGCCCAGCATCAGGGGCGCGCGCGTGCGGCCGGGATTAAGCAAGCCCAAAAAAGAAAAGGGCGCAAAGATCGCGCCGCTGGGGTGCCCGCAATGTGGACCGAAGGCCGTGCCCGGTCAAGCCCGCCGCCCGGGCCAAAACCGACCCGAATCGGCGTTCCTGGCACTGCGACGGCCTCACACCCATCGCCGATTGCCTTTAACGCCCTTCAAACCGCCTTTAAAAACGCCGACCGCCCCAAGCGCGCGACGGTGGCCGCGCTCAAGGGCCTACAAGGGCCGCTACGGGGCTCTCAGGCGGTCGGCCCAATCTGGCCCGCGATGTGGTCTTCCGCGATCGCCAGCACCTCCTGTTCGTCCGCCGGGCTCATGCCGAGCCACGGTCTGGCCGGCGTGGTCACCTTGTACGCCGGGATCAGGGCGCTCTGTTCGAAATTCGAGCGGGAGCGCCGCACGAAGCGATTGCCCACGGTCCCGTCGCGCTCACGCTTGAAGAACACAGCCCCCGTGCGGGCTTCCGTCTCGAAAGTGCCGCCGAAGTGCATGCGGGCGCCATAGGGCGCGCTGGTGCCGAGCAGCAGCGCACCGCCTTCGACCTGGTAGGACAGCCGGTCGCCCAGCATGTGGTTGTCGTACTTCAGCATCGGCAAGCCCGGGCGTTCTTTGTCTTTGCGCGCTTTGTATCGGGGCGACAGTGCCTGCCAAGCGCTGCCTTCTGGCGAGATCTGACGTGCGGCACGGTCGCGTGTTGAGCGCAGCAGATATTCACCGATATCGGCGAACAGGGTGGTCATGCCCGCGTCATCGAGCGCCGCGTTGACTCTGGCCAACGCAGGGCTCACCACATCGGTTGTGATACGAACGTGCGTACTCATGGAGGGATGTCGCCTTCGATCAATGTCATCCGGCCTTGCGCGATGGATGCGCGGACAGCCGCGGCGTCCGTGGTCGCCAGACCGACCACGGCATTGCCGCCCGCCTGCGGCGCGATATCGACCAGCAACAGTGCGTCGTCGCTGCGCACCAGGAAGCGAACAAGCCCAGCGGATTCACGCAGCACGGCCAACGGCGAGGCCAGCATGCGTGGCAGATCGGCGAGCCAGTCACGTCCGTCGCCGCTGCGGCTCGCGGCCCATCGATCGGCGGCGATCAAGATCGCGGCCGTCGCTGGCTGAAGTCCCGCGCGCATTAACGACGTGACCTGCGGCGACGACAGCGCGCCAACGAACACCGAGAGCGGGTGCGGCATTTCGTCGGCGATCGCGCGTTGCCAGCCGTCGTAGTGCGCCTGCAGCGCGGGCGCGGCGCGCGGCCGTGCGAGCGCCTGCGCAGCGCTTGCCGCCGCCTCGGGCGCCGGCAGTCGCGCGCTCTTGCGCAGCGCGGTCTGGAGCGCGCGCTCGATCGGTCCGGTCAACGCAGGCGGCGTCGCGGCTGCAGCGTTTGTCGCTGGCCAAGCACTCGCATTGGCGCCTGGTGCGTAGCCGAAGCCGGGATCGATGCCGTTGGGCGTCATGACCAGGCGCGGCCCGCCGGGGCTGCGCTGGCCGACCAGGACCGGCCGCAGATCGATCGGCGGCGCGGTATCCGGCCCGGATTTCCCGAGGCGCTGCATATCCCGATCGTTGAGCGCATCCACCGAACACTGGCAGCCCCAGCCGTTCGCCGGAAACCAATAGCCCCAGAACGGATCAGTCCAATGCAGCACCAACCCATCTTTCGCCTGATGCAGCGGTCGCGGATGTTGCACGGCATCGCTGTGGCGATATCGCCACCACGGCCGCGTTGCGGTGAGCGCCTGTAGTTGCGCCCAACGGCCCGCGTTGTAGCTTTGCCGCAGATTCGTCTCGTAGATGACACGCGAGCGCCAGTTTCGGCCGCCGTTGTATTGCCACCCATAGCGCGCAACGATCGTATCGAAGTCGCGGCGGAAGTCTTCCAGCGTGCCGCCTTCCTCGATCGCAGCTCGTACCGCCTCGCGAAAATCCGCGACCAGGTCGTCGCGGTTCGCGCCCGCGACCATGAAACTGACATCGTGCTGCGCTTCCCAGACATCGAGAAAGCTCTCGGTCAGCGCGTTCTTCTTCTGACGAAAGAACGCGATCTGCTCCGCGAACGACAACGCGCCGTAGGTCGGCTGCGGCATTTCAGTCGCCCGTTTGCGCGATCGATGCCGCGCCTTTGAGCGCCGCCGCGGTCAAGCCTTCGCGAAGGGCAGCGGCGTACTCTTCGAGCGACATGCTTTGCGAGAGCGCCAGCAATCGCTGATACAGATCTTCGAGCGAAGTGGCCTCATTGGCGGCGGCGCGGATCTGTTCGATCCAGGGCGTGATGTCTACCCGCTGATCGAGCTGCCCCACCATCTCGCGGATGGGATCGCCTGGCGCGAGGATCGCCGTGGCTGCGGCCGGCGCCGATCGCGGCGGCGTGGGCGGTGCGGCTGGCGCCGCCGGCGGCGTTTGCGGTGCGGCCTCCTGCAACACAACTTCGCCATCCTCGGCTTTGGGGATGCCCAATTCGGTATGCGCCCAATCGACCGGAATTCGCAGGCCGAGTTTGACCAGGGGCGGCAGCGCTTCGGCGAAGACCTTGAGGTCTTTCTTCTCGCTGAGGTCGAAGACGAAGCGCGGTGCGCGACGCAGGCCACCGGGTGCAAGCCCGTTCAGCGCTGCGATCGGGTAGAGGATATCGCGCGTGACAGTGGCCGCGAACGACAGCGCATCGCTGTCGCGCAACTCACGCTTCACTTCGGCATGCACGTTGCCCAGAGCATTCGTGTTGCTGCCGCGATCGGCCTGTGTGGTCAACGTGGCGCCAAGAATGACCTTGGACTCGGTGCGCTCGCACCAATCCATCATCAGCTCGAACGCTTTGGGATCGCCCTCGGCCGCAGCGTGCAGCTCCAATTGCATCCCGTTCGGCACAATGCCGGCGGCGTTGTGGCCGATCTCGACCAGCGCACGCAGCAACGTCGCCTTTTCCTTGTCGCTGGCGCCGGGCGGGAATTTACCGAGGCGCAGCGGGATGCCGTAGATCTCCAAGAACTCGGCCAGGTCGCCGACGCTGAAGTTCTTGAAAATGTATGGCCAGACCAGTGCGCGAAACAGATTCGCGCGCTCCAGGTAGCCCGACCGCGCCTTGTGCGTATGCACAGTCCAGCCGAATGGGTTGAGCACAGCGCCGTCAGGGGAGCCGTCGCGGAGCCGGATTTCCTGACGGTAGCCACGGTAAAGCTGGAACCAAGTCTGCGGTCGGTGCGTGATGGTCTTCTGCACCCAATCGCCGTCGATCCGTGCCCACTCGTATTCGAGGCACACGAAGCCTTTGCCGATCGCATCGCTCATGTCGAACAACGCCACATCGAGTTCGTCGATTGACTCGAATATCGCGCGCACGCGTTCGGCGTCTTGTTCTTCCCTTGGTGTCGGGTTCAGCGGAGGCAGGATCTGTCGCGGCAGGGACGCGACCGCGCGACGACGCTTCGTCATCTCCGCCAGGACATGGCCGTCACGCTCTTCCATGTCCTCGAACAGTTCGTACTGCGCGGTGATATCGCCCTGTTCGGCCGCCACCAGCAAGGCCGCCAGCTTCGACGGCGTCAAGCCGCGCGCCGGGTGGCCCTGCCATTCGTTGCGCAACTGCGCAACGCGGCTGGTCTGCGGCTCGCGAATGTCGTCCAACAGGATCGGCTGGCCATCAGGGCCAAGAATTCGGCTTTGCGTCACCATGCGGCAGGCTCCGGCAACGCATCGTCGTCGTCGCCATTTTTGATGTTGTCGAAACCGCGCGCGTGTCGCGGCGCGGCGATGTATTCGATGGCGCCTGACATATTCAGGGTCGCGTACCAGGCCAACGCCAACGCGACCGCGAAGTCGCCGTGGCGGAACAACTCCGGCTCCTTCGCGTCTTTCGCCTCAGCCTTCACCACCATCGGGATGCCGTCGATCTCGGCGACCGCCTGCAAGTCGTCGGCCATCGAGGCATCCCGCGGGATGTCGATCTGTCGGTCTTCGAAGCCCTGTATCAGCTTCGGCATCCAGGCCGAATACCACTGGCGATTGAGGACGACCTGCAGGATCGCGCTACCGAAACGGTCGCCGGTGTATTCCGCCAGCGTCTGGCCCGGGCCGGTCGCATCCATGCCGGCGCCGCAGAAGTTCGGCAAGCGAGCGATGATCGCCCACAAGATTTGCTCTTGCTGTCGGGTCGGCACGCGATGCATTTCGACACCGAACGGGACGGTTCGCTGCAAGTCCTGGCCGATCTCCATCGGCGCGATCGTCGAGAAGTGACGATGCCGCGCGAAGTCCTGTCCCAATACGTGCTGACGTTTCGGATCGAGCTTCGCCAATTCCGGCAGCAGGTTGGCATCGATCCACGCCGAGCACCACGCCTCGCGCTCGGCGGGCGGCTTCTCGGCGAACTCGTCGCCCAGCGTGAGCCGCAGAATCGTACGAGGTTCGCGCATGGCCTCTTCGATCCATACGCGCGGGATGCAAACGCCGAAGCCGTCGCGGGGGATGCAGTCGAGCTCTTCGCGCATCGCGCCCTTGCGCGGTCCGTACAGCGAGCGGATGCGCGCATACCACGCGCGCTTGCCTTCCGCCGTCGCGGGCTCGCCCTTCATCAACTGCGAACGCTCGTAGAGCCCATTGGCGACGGCATCGTCGAACGTGACGCGGAAGACGGCCGCATCGGTCCCGTACTTCCCGTCTCGCACATCGTTGACGAGTTGGTTGAACGGGTTGCGCCGTCCGTTGTGGCTGGAAATGATCGTGATCGATCCACCCCAGATCACAAGCGCCGTCACGGCATCGAGCACTGCCTGCACGTCTGCATGGAAGGCCGCTTCGTCGATCACCACGTCGCCCTGCAAACCACGGATATTGCTGGGCCGCGAGGAGAGCGCGACGATCTGGAATCCCGACGAATATCGAATCCGGTACGACGTGATGCCGCGGCTGTTGCCGTGCTCGTCCTGGTCTTCGAAGACGAATTGCTCGATCGCCGATACGTTCTGCATCTGCGCCTTAGCGATGACGCGCGAAAACCGGGCGGCGTACCCGATGAACTCCAAGCCCTTCTCTTTGGTGTCGCCGATGTAGTAGACGTTCCTGCCGCCTGCCGATCGCGCGGAGGCCGCCACCAGCGTCTTGCCCAGCGCCTCGGCGAACGTGATGCCGGTGCGTCGTCCCTTTTCGGCGACTTTGATCGTCGCCCTGATCTTGAGCCAGTCAACCTGGTGCTTCATCAGCAAGCCGGTGTCGCTCAAGTTGTACTGCGGCGAGATATCACGCACGGATGCCGGCAATTCGTCCCACTCGACGATCGCCACCGTGCTCGCCAGCGGGCGCATTACCTCGGCCATTAGGCGACGCCCAGGAAGTCTTTTTGCCAGAACTCCAGCTCGCCTTTGGTCATGCCTCTCTCGGCGGCGATCCTCTCGAGCTTCTCGGCCTGCTCACGCAGCAGGGATGCGCGCGCGGAGTCTTCGATCACGCGTCGCTGGGCGAAATTCATTCGCTTGGCGTCCATTGCGTTCTTCGCCATGACACAAAGCTCTTTGGCTTCTTTCGTGCCGAGATCGTGATTGTCCTTTGCGCGCAAGGCCGCTTTGACAGCGACCAGCGTGACCGCCTGCGTCAGGAACTCGGCCGATTTCGCGCCGAAGCCTTCGCCCAACTCACCCACCATCGTGCGGGCGGTGGCTTCGATCTCTCGAATTTCGCGGCCGGCCTCTTCGATCGCGATGTCGTAACGATGCAACGCCGAGCGGGAAATCTCGGCGGCAGGTTGACCAGGGAACCGCTGCTGCAGCTCGGCGATCATTTCGTCGAGCGACCGCCGATCTTCGCGCAGCAAGCGCTCGATGAACTCGCGCTGCTCTGGCGGCAGCCGCGAGACCGTCGAGATGCGCTTGCGGCGACGCTTCTGCTTCACGTTACGCCCTCCGCGGGCGGCTCACGCCGTCGAGTTCGAACAGGCCGGCCAGGAAATCCTCGCCACGGCCGCGCAGGTGAATGCCGTACAAATCGACGTTGACGGCCGTTTGCTCGAGCTCGATCAGGCCCTGAACCTGCAGGTAGCGAAGATCGTCCATCATGGCGTGGCGCTCGACCACGATGCGGATGTGCAACAGCGCCGCATGCAGAACGGACGTGTTCATCTGTTTGCCGGGCGCTTCGTTGAGTAAGCGCAAGATCGCCAAACGGCGATCTTCCCGGATCATTTGTTCGAACGTTTTCTTGCTCATTGGATTTTCCCCAGCAGGTAGGTCTCGATCCGCGCAGTGCGGTCGTCCATGGTTTCGACTCGGGCGTCCAGGTCGGCGAGCCGGTCGTAGATTTGCCGCGTTTCCTCTTGCGAGAGGCCCGCTTTGTCCGCCGCTTCAAGCGAAGTCACACGCCGATCGATCAAGCGGATGTCGCTACCTCGCCGGTCGATATGCACCCACAGCAACCAGAGCCCGACGAAATTCGCCACCACGAAGACCAGCAGCAGGATCAGCACCGCCAGCACCAGCATTTGGATCAAGTTGTCATACATGGCTGCGCTCAGCCTTCTGTGCGCAAGCGGTACAACGCAACGCGTGCGGAATGACCCGGAGGCGAAGCGGCGGGATCTGCTCGCCGCAATCGATGCACTCGACCGAGCGACGCGGCGCGCGTGCGTCCTGCGTCTTCCTGTGCGCGTTGGCGGCGCTGAGCGCCGCCAAGGATTGCTCTCGCGCCTTGGCTTCAAGCCGTGCGCCTTCGTCTGCAAAATCGGCCATCACTTCCTGTCCCGTGGCTCCGTGTTGTGTTTGATCGCTTGCCTCGCGCGCTCGATCCGTTCCAATTCGATCCGCTCGCGCTCACGTACCGCGTCGCTCAATCGCGACTGTCGCGCGCTGCAATCGTGGTAGATCGCCGCGCCCTCGATGTGGTTACGGCCCAGGCCCGCGATCGATGGGTCGGTCGCTTCGGGGAGCTCTTGCGGGCAATGCGCCAGAAGGGATTCGTCCGTCGCCTTCAGCGGCGCGGTCAGCGCCAGCACCTCCGGCGGTATCGCCTGCGTTCGCACGGTTCCAGGCACGCAGGAAGTGAGCATCAGCGACCACAGTAGCCAGAGCATGATTTTGGACCAGCGCATCTTCGAGCAGAGCGCTCGCAGCCCTTGCGTTACGGCGGTTGCGGTCAAAGTCATCGCTCAGGCCTTTGGAGTGTTGGTTGAGTCGCGCCGAAGCCACTTCGACATCGCGCGAAATCTGGACGGCTGCGGACTGCGCCGAGGCGACAGCGCGTTGGGCGGCAGCAAGGTCGGCCGCCAGCGACGCCGTTTCGCGCTGCGCCTGCCGGCCCTGCTGCCATTCGATGCCCACCCAGACGCCACCGGCGGCGCCGAGCAGGAAAGCGACAGCGCTGGCGGCGATCACCGCCAGCGCCGCATAGGCGATCAACTTCGTTTTCAACGCCGCGTCGATGATCACGGGCACACCGCCGTGCCCGGCCAGCCCGCCGCGATGTATGCGGGTTCGAGCAAGAGCAAGATGCGCCGCGGATAACCGATGTTTTCGCGATGCGCGGCAACAGATCGGCCGCGGTGGCCCTCAACCACCCGCCAATCGTTGGCGTCGCGCTTGCTGGCCAGCGCGAGACCACGCTCACGGATTAGCCATTTCTCGCCGCCGTTGTAGGCGCGCAAGGCGAAGACCCAGCGCGTGCAATCGGTGACCGGCGTATGTCCGAAGGACTGCACGCGATCGAGCAGCCACTTGTCGTACAACGCCGCAGCCAGAATGGCTTGGTTCGGATTCCACGGATCGAACGCCGGAAGCTCGCTGCGGAACTCGCGCGACATCCATGCCGCCGTCGCCGGCATGAACTGCGCCACGCCTTGCGCGCCCACCGGCGAACGCGCGCTGACGCGCCAGGTGCTTTCCTGGTGGATCTGCGCCGCCAGCCTGGCCGGCGACCCACGCAACCCGAACACTTGCGCGGTCGCCTGCTCGACGCGATGGCGGTACAACGCCGAGGCGGGCGGGATGTGCACTTTCGCCGCCTTCGCTTGAGCGAAGGCGTGCGGCGCCGGCAGCAGCGCAAGAACGATCGCGAGTGCGGCAAACGCGCGCATCAGCCGATCAGCCCCGCACCGATCACCGTCGCCGCCATGATCGTGGCGCGTCGACCGGCGTACATGGTCTTCTCCAGCGCCTCGACTGCGTCGGCCGGCGCCTGTCCTCGAAACGCGGCCCAATCGAACCCATAGCCTAGCGACGCGGCACCGGACAGCTTGCACAGCACCCACAGGTAACTGCCGATCAGCATGGGGTTCAGCGGCGCGACCAGCAGCAGCAACGCCACGCTGAAAACGGCCCACACGGCCATGTGGCCGACGCGATCGAGTTTCTCGATCAGGCCGATGAAGGTCTTCTTGATCTGCATGCGTGCTCCCGAATGAAATGGACCGGCGATGCACGTCGCCGGGTTTGCGCGCGCGCGGACACCACGACCGCCTACGCACGCACGAAGGATGTGCGCTGCGCGGTCGCATTCGGGTTTGAGCTAGCCCAATAAAAAGCCCCGCGATGGCGGGGCTTTGGTCTGCGTCCTAACGGCTAGGTGGTTTGATATCAGCGATCGCTGCCGTTGCGAAGCATTGCCATAAACTCGCCCATCGTGGTCAATACTTCCACGACTGAAACTGTGGATGGGCTGTCCATGTGGATCACGTAAAGCTCGAAAACTTCAGTGAATTTCGTCTTCTGCGGCGAAGGTGGCGTTTTCTCATTGAGGCTTTTGACGCAATCCAACACTTCAATGCGTCTTGAAATCATTCTGGCAGTCGTCTTTTCAGCGGCGGTTGCCATCAGATAGTCGGAAGCCACCGACTGCATTTTGGAGATGCAGCTCAGGTACTCGGCGCGACTGGGCGTTTCGACCGGCGCCGGAGCGGCGTTGGTCAGGTTTGCGATCTCTCTTTCGGTAGACGAAGCGATCGGTGCCGGCGAAGCGGCGAGCAGTAAGGCCAACAAAGCGCTTGTGATCATGGCGAACCCTCCGGTTCATCGAACAGCTGCGGTTGCACTTTTGCCATGTGCAGCGCTTTCTGTTCGCGCAAAATTTCGTAGATGGTGGACAGGGTGAGGTTGTATTCGGTCGCCAGCGCGTCGAGATTTCCCGCCTTGGCGCGGCGGTAGATTTCGGCGTCCCGCAGGGCGGTTTCCAGCCGGCGACCCTGCGGAATATACAACGCCCGGCCGCCCGCGTACCTGGACTGGGCGATGGCGATCTGGGCCGCGATGGCGAAGTCGCTCTTGCCCCGGTGTCGTTTCAGGCAGTCCTCGACGATCGAGACGATCACCGCAAGGTCTTTCGGCCACCGGCGCCGCGGGTCGCCCTCGGGCAGATTGGCGTCCGCTGCGAGCAAGTCGAGCAGCTCGTCTTCGGTGGCGTCTGCCAGCAGCGATCGCTGATCGTTCACTTCACCACTCCGTACTTCTGCCGAACCTTCTCGCGTGCGGCGTCCGCCTCTTCCTCGGTCATCGCGCCATAGCCCACTTGCTGGGATATGAAGGCGAGGTCACGCTGCATCGGCGTTTCGGAAGGCTGCGGCGTTTGGCTGCGGCGATGCTGCCCGGACTGCCGCTGCTGCTCCAACGCGGTTTCGGCTTTCGCAGCCGTGCTGTCGGCCAGACCGAACGCGACCGCGCGCAGATATCCGTGGCTGTTGAGCGGCAGCTTCAGGTCAGCGCGCTGGTGCAGCATCGCCTCGATCGCCATGGCCCAAGTCTCGGGCGACGCATTGAGGTGGTGGCCGGATCGATCGTCGCGGCTTACGGTGCCCGCGTCGATCAATGCCGCGACTTCGCGCACCAGCCGCAGCGCCTTGTTCAGTGCCAGCGCATTCTTGGTCGGCTTGAACAGTCCGATGTAGGACAGCACGGGCCGCTGGACGACGGCGGGCAAATCGACCACAGCCGCAATCAGCCGCTTCGCATCGTCTTCGGCCAGGAACGCCTGGACCGAGCCGATGCAGCCGCACTCCGGGCACGTCAAACGCATCACGCGGCGCGACCCTTGATCGGCGTCGTGATGTAGAGCATCCAGTTCGGCTCGTAGCCGACGTCGAGCCGGGATAGCAGCCAAGCCATCGATCCTTGAATCGCAATCGCGACCCAGAGTAGCCACTCCGGCACCCAATTGCGTTCCTGTATGTCATCGCCTTTGGCGTTGACATACACCGGGCAGAACAGAAGCCAGCCGTAGTGGGTGAAGTGGAAGCGAATCTCGCTTTTGGTCATCGGGTTGAGGATCGACATAGTCAGCGGTCTGCGTAGCGAGTGCCGTCGACGCAGCTGATCGCAGCAGTTTGAGTCGTGTCGATTACGAAGCACGTGACGTTTCTCCGCTCATCGACGACAACCTTGATTTCCCTGCCGCCGTCATTGTCCCTGGGCAGGTAGGTTGGTCGCGTTTCTGGCCAATGCGTCCCTTCACCTTCCATGGCTCGTGGCGTACACGCTAAGGCGGTGGCGCTCATCGCGATCGCCAATGCAATGCGTTTCGATTTCGTCATAGATACCTCCTAAACAGGTTCATTGCGCGCGTCGATTGGTGCGGCCATTTCCCGGTGCAGATCCACGCGGTCGCGGCGGCAAGCCCGATATGCAGCAGAAGAAGCGCCAGCAGGCCGAGCAGCAGCCGCAGCAGGGTGTCGAGGTCTGTCGTGCTCACGGGTTCCCCGCAGGTGCGCCATCGCTCAGCAGCGCCATCCGGTTGGTGGTCGTATCTACGCACACAACCGGGCGGGTGGCGCCTTCGCTAACTTTGCGGAACGCGGCGATCAGCGCGAGCACTTGGCCGGGCGTCAAGATGACGCCCGTCGCGATCGGCTTGGCGTGCTGCGCATTGGCCTGGGCTTCAAGGCGATCGAGGGTTTCGGGCGTCAGCATTATTTCACCCCCATCACACTATCGATCTCGGCCAGCAGCATCGCCACCGATGCACGAAATGCTTTCCGGTCGTTCGTGGAGACGGCCGCCAGCGCATCGCGGAAATCCCGCTGCTTGTAGTCCAGCATGCGATCGATCTCGGCACCCACACGCACCATGAATCGAGCCGTGCTTTTTTTAACGTCGTGTGTCTGGCGCTTGACCTCAGCCCCGGTGACTTCGGCCGCGAGCAGCTTCGCTTTCTGAAAGCGCGCGCCGGGCGGATAGCTCAGCAGCGCACGATAGATCGACATCTGCTTATCTTCGGGCAGCGACGAGAGGATGACCGCCTCCGCAAACCGCAGACGCTTGTTGTCGGTTTGGTCGGGGTGCATCCGTTCTTGAAGTTCTTTGCACAGGTGCTGCAACTGAAGGTATTGGTAGACCCACGTGTCGGATTTACCGATCGCAGTCATCAGTTCGTTGACCGCTTGGCCTCTGGTCAAGCCTCGCCCGATCATCGCCTCCACTTGGTACAGCACCGCCTGCGATATCTCCATGTGCGTGTGGCCTTCGCGCATGAAGTTGCTGGTCAGCGATAGCAGGTGCTGATCGGCATGGTCGGGCAGATCGCGCGATTCGACATCGATACGGATCGTGCTCAGGCCTGCCAATGCGCACGCACGCCAACGACGCTCGCCGTCGATGATCTCGTACGGCGGTTTGGCGCCCGCGCGACGGAGGCGCACCGTGATCGGCTGCCGTTGCCCGGTTTTCTCGATCGACTTCGCGAGCTTCCTGAGGTCGGCCTCGCTGAAGTACGTACGCGGCTGTTTCGGGTCAGGCCGTACGTCGGCAATCGGGACGATATTCGTCATGATCAACTCCAATGCAGGTGGCTAACGAGCCACCAAACGACAAAGCAGGCGCCCGCAATGGTGGCGATAACGCCGATGCCAGCCATGACTACAGCCGCGAGCCAGCAACCATCCGAACCGAAATTAGGCGGACCCATCACGCACCTCCTTTCGATGGGCGCGAGCGCTTTGACTGCCTGATATTCCAGACCAAGCTCTGGCGATCCGCGCTGTACCACACGCGTTCGCCGAGTTTTCGCAGTTTTCGAGCACGCGGGGAACAAACGATGCGAAGGGTTTTATCCACGCGCCACCGCCTTGCCTTCCAGCGTCACGACGAAGATGGGATCGCCACCGCTGAGCGGGTTGCCGTCGTGTCGGGTCATGAAGCCCAACGCGACGAGCGCTTCGCAGTCGTCGTATTCGCTGCAGCCTGGGCCGACGACGAAGTGATTGCGGTAGATGCGGCCTTTCCCGCTCGGGTCGAGCCCGAGCGAGTGCCGCAACACCGCAAGTTGGGTGTCGGTAACGTCAGCCATCAGGCCATCTCCAGAATGTCGATCTCTTCGAGGTCGTATTCCGGCGGGCCGCCGATGAAGCCAGTCATGCGGATTCCGTTGTAGCTGTAGTCGCCCCAGCCTTCGGATTCGTAGAGCGCTTGGTTCATCTGGTTGCTGAGATAACTGGCTTCGATGACAGCCACCACGAACACACGTCCCGCCATGCGGATGACGGCGTCGCGGTCATCGCCGCCACCAGGTATGCGCTGGTCGGCATCTGCCCAGAAGGCATTGATCTCCGCGGCGCGATCGAGCGTGAGGATGTCGAAATCAACCTCAAGATCGATTTCGAGATCGTCGGCGCGCTGATAGGTCACTTTGAAACGGCGCAGGTCAGCCATCGGCCACCGCCTCGTCGTTCGCTTTTTTGATCAGGCGCACGACAATTTCGATGTCGTCCATCGGCTTCAGATCGTCGTCTACGTAGCCTTCGATCTTTACCTTCATTTCCTTTTCGCCCGCATCAAGCAAGCCGTTGGCCAGCGCTACTGCAGCCAAATTGGAAAGTGAGCGTTTCAAATTGTTAGCCATGACGCGCCGCATTCGGCGCCGGCTTGCCGTCTTTGATGCGCTGATAGACTTCTTCGCGGTGGACCGGCACGTCCTTCGGCGCCGTGATCCCGATGCGCACCTGGTTGCCTTTGACGCCCAGGACCGTGATCGTGATGTGGTCGCCGATGTTCAGGGTTTCGCCGGGGCGACGGGTGAGAATGAGCATGTGCGTGGTTTCCTTGTGGTGTGTGTGAGCCGCCGATCAGTTGCGGCGATTGGCGTCGATTTGCAACGCTGCGACCAGCTTGTGAAGCTGCTCGTCTCCCAGCCACTCAACGCGGGTGACTGCGAACATTCGGTTGGCGGTTTCGTGCGCATACGCCCACGGCCGTTTGTCTTGCGTGAGCAGCGCGCGCACCTTTCCCAGCATTGGCCGGCGCTCAAACTCGCTCTCGGCCGGCTCGCCTGGCCAACGCTTACGCGTAGTGCGATTGGGTACGCTGTAGCCCAGCCGCTCCATTTCGTCGAGCACAGCTTTGCGTTCGCTGGTGTTGAGGTCTTTCGCGCTGCTGTAGCCCGTGACCCGCTTCAGTAGTGCGCGATACGTGTCGTCGTCGAGCTGCAGGAACTTCTGCCCGGCTTTGATCCAGCCGATCTCGCGTCCGCGAAAGCTCAACGGCTTCCTGGTCGTGCCTTTCTTCTTCGCCATCAGTCGCGCCCTCCGGTTTGCGGCCTCACCAGCTCGATCGAATCGTTGTGATTCTCGATGTGCTTCAGGAAGGCCAACGCGGTGCGGAACATTGGCATGCGGTATTCGGCAACGGCGTCCAGGTTGAAGTGGCGGCGCGCCGCTCGCTTGCCGACGTGCCGCTCGATCTCCATCCGCTTCGCGGCCGAGTACAGGCGCCGCCTGTGCGTGGGGTAGAACTTCGCGCCAACGGCGTCATCCTTCTGCAGCCGTTTGCCCTCCAGCATTCCGTCGACGTACACGACAACCTGGTAGGACATGCCCCGCTTGCTGACGCGCTCGACCACCGCATCGACCTTGTAACCGTCGCAGCGCAGCTCCACGCCGCCATGCGGGATCGACAGCACCCTGATTACAACGTCGCGCTGGTGGGCTTGGAGCTTCATTCCGGCTTTTCCTCGAAGCGATACAGATTCGTGAATAGCGGGTGTTGGATCACGCGATAGGGCAACACTTGGCCGCGCAGCTCGATATAGCGCTTATCGAACAAAATCAAGCTCGCGGCTCCTGTGGTATCGATCATCGTCGTGTCGTACCAATCGACACGATCCATCGTCACAACTGTGCAGAACGTTTCGATATCGGCGCGCACCTGCTGATCGGCGATCTCTAGCGCCATGGACAATGTTTCTTCGTTGGGCTGGCTCATTTCTGCACCTGTTCGATCTTGCTTTCGTTGGGCTTGATCGCGAACTCTTCGCGCTGTGCGAAGGTCACGCCCGGGATGCTGTCCTTGATCTCGTCTCGATCTTTCAACAGCGCTTCTTTGTTGACCTCCCACTTGGATTTGCGGAGGTACTTTTTGAGTAGCTTGCTCGCCAGCAGATACGCGATGACGGCTTCTACGCCGCGCAGCACCACGGACGGCGGCGTGGTGCGCCAGCTCACGTCGCCGGTGGCGAAGACGTGCGTTTTGACTTTGCCGTCTTCGGTCAGCACCGCCTTGTTCGCCTCGCAGTAAAGCTGGACGCCCTTGCTCAGTTCCTCGATCCGGTCGGCATGCGGTTTCGCCTTCGCGTCGTGGTGGGCTTTCACCCTGGCGATCGCGTCGTTCATGCGCGTCTCGATGCGCAACCGCTCGCGTTGCGCTTCGCCGATCTCTTGGATCGCCGCGTTGACTTCGTCCCGCGTCGCCGGCACCCAGTGCGCCACGGCGGCGGTCTTGATTCGTCTCTTTTGGGTCATGAGTCGTTATTCCTGGCCGATGCCTAACATCACGTCGGCGTATCGCTCGCCGATGACAGGCGGGAGTTCTTCTTCGCCTTCCCAGGGCAGCCCCAGCACGGGCGCCAAGTTTGCGTTTGTGATTTTGGTTTGCACTGCAGGCCAATACGGCTGCAGAGCTTTGCTCCACTCACCTGTGCGAGGCTCGCGCGCCACACGGATCGATCTCGCCACCGACCTTTTGTTTAGTCGGCGATCGACAATGCGCTTCTCGCGCTGCAAGTCCGCTTTCGCTTCATCGGGCTGCAGGTCCGCTTTCGCTTCATCGGTCAGCGAATAGAGATAGTGGCGTGGCCTGCCTTCCCGTTTGAGGACGCCGCGCCTGTGGAGATGACTCAGATAGGCCGCCAAAGCCGATCGATGAGCGTCCTGAAAGTGGGCTTTGATCTCGACAAAACTGAGCGGCCCATCCGCATTCACAAACACTTCTTCGAGCAATATGCGTCTCACGGCCCCTCCGACGATCGCGTGGTGACGGGTTCCGGCGTACCGCTGCAGATTTCCGACTCGAACCCCACGATCACGCGCGGCTTGCCGTCGGTGGCCACCAGCTCGTCGGCGCGCTGCACCGCTTCTTCGAATCCGAACCTCCGAAGGCCGACGACCGCCTCGGCGGGCAGCACATAAAAGCGCTTACCCATAGCGGCTTTCTCCCGAGACCGGCACCAACGTGGTCCATTCGATCTGCACGCCGTCGTATTCCGCGGCATACGTACGGCGCGACCATTGGTTGCTGACGGGAACCCGCTTGACGACCGCGCCTGGCGTCGTGATCGGTGGCTTGTCGCTGAGTTCCAAAACGACGCGCCGGCCATTCACGCGCCAGTTGCGCACGACGACGCCGAGCGCGGCCAGCGTGCCGGCGACGTTGCCGGCATGGGCGAGGATTTGAGACAGGTCGGCCGCATCATTGGCGGCCTGTTGCAGGGTCTGCATGGTGGTGTCCTCTGCAGTGGGGTTAGATCAGCAGCGCGTCGGTACTGCGATTCAGTACCGTCGCGATTTCTTGACGGATGACGCGCGGCATTTCGGGGCTGTAGATCGCGATGGCCGCATCGGTGGCCGTTGCGAGCGCGATGACCGCGTCTTCGTTGGCCAGGTCGGCCTGAGCGACCACGCGCAGAATTTCGGCGCAGAGCGATTCGGCAGGCGAACGGCTCATCAGTGCTTCCTCGGTGGGATCGCCTCGGCCGCCACATCGGACTGCTCAATGCGTAAGCCGAGCCGCACATGACGGGCGATCAGCTCAAGCGCCTTCGCAGTAGCGTCGGCGAAAGCGGGGTCGAAGCGTTTACAGTCGATGAGGACGTTCACCCAACTAGCCAATGCGCTCACGACACCGCTGGTGATACACGATGCACAGGGGCTCGTTTCCAGCAGGCGTACCAGTAGCGCACTAACCGCAAGGGTGACCTTGCTCGCATCGTGCGACGGGTGACTCATACCGCACCCGCCAATTCGCGACCCGCCGCGCGCACGTCAGCCAGGGACAGGCCGCGGTCTTGGGCCGCCGCATACATCGAAGCCAGCCGCAGCACCTTGGACATCGTGCGCAGCGCGCCTGGCTTGCTGGCGATATCGGCAAGATGCCGACGGCACTCCTGATCCTTCACCGCCCACGCGTCGAGAATGTTGCTCACGTCGTCTTTCGTGCATTTGGTGAAGTGATCGCGCTTGCCGATGCGCGAGTACAGCCGGTCCAGATTCTTCGCATGGTGGCCGCTGGTCATGCGTTCCAAAATTTCCTTATTGCCGACCAAGGCCACGCCGATCTTGACGTCGTCGTAGATGCTGCGGATTTGCTCGAGCGCCAAGGTGCTCAAGTGATTCGCTTCGTCGATGACCAGCAGCCCCTTCGTGTTCCGAAGGCGCTTACAGATCGCGCGATGAATCTTTTGTGCGCCGCCGCCGACGCCGCCCACGCCGACCGCTTCGGCGATGACTTCCAGCGCGGGCACCACCGATGCGCTGGCGGGCGTCATCGTGGCCACGAAGATGTTGGGCATGGTTTTCTGGTACTGCAGCACGGCTTCGGTTTTGCCGAGCCCGGATTGCCCATACACCAGGGCCATATCGGCAGCGGTGTGGGCGTAGCGCAGGCTCACGATCACGCGCTCGGATGTGGGCGTCGCCACGTAGGCCGGATCGGCCGGCAGCGCTTCAGCGCGTGCCGCTTTGGCTTCGTAGTTGTCTTGCCAGCCGGCGACCTTGCGCGTGATCTCTTCGTTGTCGCCCGGGTATTTGTCCCTCAACCATTGGCTCAATCGGCTTTCGGATACGCCAAGCTGCCGGCTCAGGCCGGCCTGCGTGATTGTCGTGTCGGATGCCATCGTGGCGAGCATCTTGGCTCGCACGTTCTGCTCGAAAGCAGACGCGTCGTCGGTATTGAATGGCTGAACGTTCAGAGCGGTCGTGGTGTTCAAGATGGGTTTCCCTGTGGTGTGTGGTGTGGACTTACGGATCGATCGGCGGCGTCCAGCCGTCGTCTTCAAGCTGTTGGCGTTGCTGGCGTTGCAGCAGCGAACCAAGGCTGCTGTGGAGGTGGTCATCCGTGCCGGTGCGTTGCGCGTCGCGCGCCGGGTTCGGCACGCGCGCGAAGTGGCCTTGCACAACGTTCGTCTCCGGCGCCGCTGCGGCCGGCTCATGGCTCGGCACCGCGAGGGCATAGAGCGAGGCTCGCTC